GAAAACGCAGTAAACGTGGTGTTAAATTCCGCGTTTCTCCTAAAAGTCGAATATAGGAGGAGCGCGCAGTTGAATCGTTTGTTCGGAGCTCAACGGCTCCATATCGTGGCGGCTCAAATCACCGATTGAGCGCAGTTATCGCCCATGCCCCGTTCCCTTGTTTCGTTCTGGAAACGTGTCGCCACCAGCGGCCCGACCGTAGATGGCCGAGAGATCCTTCCCCAGGAACTGCGCGATGTCGCTGAGACGTACTCACCATCTAAATACACGGCTGTGATCTGGGCCGAGCACGAACGCTGGAGCGGTTCCCACGGCACTGTATTTGCGGTGCGCCTGGTGGAGGAGGCAGATGATCTGGAGCCTGGCCAAGTTGCGCTAGAAGCCCAGCTCAAACCAAACCAAAAGCTGCTTTGGCTCAACGATCAGGGCGAAAAGCTGTTCACCAGCGTCGAGATCCTCCCGAACTTCGCCAACTCCGGCAAAGCCTATCTCACCGGTCTGGCCGTCACCGATCAACCGGCAAGCCTGGGCACGCAGGAACTGTACTTCTCGAACCGCACCAACAAAGCCGCGTATTACGCCGCCTCTGTTGAGCTGGGCAACTTAAACGAAGAAAAGCCCCAAGGCGAGCTCGCCAAGCTGGCGACGATGATCACCAGCCTATTCAAGCGCTTCGCTGTCGAGCCCCCAGCAGCCGATGACAAAACCGACCCCCCAACCGAGAGCAAACCCCCAATGGATGAAGCTACTGCAACGGCTTTAAAAGCCCTGCTGGCGCAGCTGCTGGTTGTCGCTGCCGGCATTCAGGCCGTGATTGAGCCTGCAGCCGCAGATGCACCAGCCCCAGATCAAGCCCCGATCGACGACGTGAGTGCTGCAGTGGACGAGATCGTCACTACTGCAGAAGAAGAACGTGAATTCGCTCGCAACGGCGGTTCTTCCAACAAGGCCGTGCTGGCTGCACTGACTGACCTGCAAAAACAGTTCACAACCCTGCAGAACACCGCTACTGGGCGTCAGCTGCCAAAAACCACTGGTCCAGCGGCGACCACCAAAAAGCGGGTGCTTTGATATGGCATATTCTCTGAGCGCTTACGGCGCCAAGATGTTTGCACAGCTGCTGCTCGATATCGCCGAAAACTACGGTGTTGAGCTGGCCAGCAAGCAATTCAGTGTCGATCCGACCATTGCCCAGGAACTGAACGACGCGATCACCGCCAAGTCGGATTTCCTGCAGCGCATCAACATCATCCCGGTGACCGAGATCAAAGGTCAGAAGGTGTTCATCGGTGTTTCTGGTCCGGTCACTGGCCGTACTAACACCAACACCACTGATCGCATTGCCAAAGACGTTTCGGCGCTGGACCAGACCACTTACGAACTGCATTCCACTGAATCCGATGTGGGGATGCCATACGCGAAAATTGACGCCTGGGCGAAGTTTCCGGACTTTCACCAGCGTTATTCCGCGGCTGTGCAAAAGCAGATCGCTCTCGACCGCATCATGATCGGTTTCCATGGCACCTCGGCTGCCGCGCAGACCGACATTGCCGCAAACCCGATGCTGCAGGACGTGAACAAAGGTTGGCTGCAGCAGGCCCGCGAACAGATCCCGGCTCAGGTGCTCAAGGAAGGCAAGACTGCTGGCAAGGTGCTGCTGGGCGCAGGTGGCGACTACGCCAACCTCGATGCCCTGGTACACGACACCAAGCAAATGGTGGACGAGCGCCTTCGCGACGGTGGCGACCTGGTAGCAATCATCGGTACCGACCTGTTGGCAGCCGACAAGGCCAAGCTCTACGCCAAACAAGGCGATGTACCGACCGAAAAAGAACGCATTGAAGAGGCCCAGGTGATCGCCACCTACGGCGGCATGCCAGCGTTCAGCGTTCCGTTCTTCCCAGTCAATGCCGTGCTGGTCACCAGCTTCGACAACCTGTCGATCTATTTCCAGGACTCCAGCTGGCGCAAACAGACGGTGGATAACCCGAAACGCTCCCGCGTCGAGGATTACAACAGCCGCAATGAAGGCTACGTGATCGAGCAGCTGGAGAAATTCGCGCTGACCGAGAACGTCGAACTGGTTCCGGTCGAGGAAACACCGTGAGCCTGGCCCTGTCGCACAAGCGCCGCACCCTGAGTATGGGCGCCGATGCCGTTGTCGCTGCGGCGGCGGCACCGGCGGCGTATTCCCCGGCCGAGGCTTTGAGCAGCCCGGCCAATGCCCGTAAGCACATTCGCTTGCAGGAAGCGGCTCTGGATCAAGATCTGGAGCGACTGAGCGCGATCAACGGCCTGGCCGGCAAACAAGCACTCAAGCGCGACGAGCTGCTGCCCAAGTACCAGGACTTTGTCCAGCGCTACTGCGAATCGGGCCAAGTTCTGCCGAACCGTGTCCTGGTGCAGGTGATGGTCTGGCTGTTCGATACCGCTCAGTTCGAAGACGGCCTGGAGCTGGCCGACTTTGCGATGGAGCAGGGTCAGATCATGCCGGAGCGCTTCAAGCGCGACATTCCGACTTTTGTAGCTGACGCCGTGATCGAGTGGGCCATGGTCGAGTACCAGGCCAATCGCAGCCCCGAGCCTTACCTGTCGAACCTGCTGCCCCGCGTGGATGGCGAATGGCAGCTCACCGAGCAGATCCCGGCCAAGTACCACAAGTTGATCGGCATCCGCGCCATGGAGGCCAATGACTGGGAAACCGCGCTTAAGCACTTTGAACGTGCCACTGCTCTGTATCCCAAGGTCGGCGTGGATACGCGGATCGAAAACTGCCGCCGGGCACTGAAAAAACAACAGGCCACACCGGCCACCGAATAACCGACTACCCCCCCCGGCGAGAAACTGTGGATGTGAGCCAACCATTTATGGCCTGACCCACTGAAACAGTTTTCTCGCCCCTATTCGAGTGCCCAGCAATGAGCTTTTCCGGGAAACCCACCACCTTTGTGGAGCAGGCAATTGAGAATGACGGCTTCTGGCCGAACCTCTCCGTGTCCGAGTTCCAGAAGGGGTACCGCCTGCCGGCGGAATACCTGGTAGACATGCTGGCCACTGATCTGGCCACGGCGATGGCCGAGGTCAATCAAGATCTGGCCAAGCGCAAAGGCGAATGGCAGAACGCGGGCGTCATCAGCGTGGAATCTGCAGACCCTATGGTGCTGCCCGAGCGCACATTTCACGCAGCGACGTACAAGCGCGCCGTGTATTGGCGCGCCAAAGCCAGTTTGCTGACTCAGTTCGCCACCGTGACCCGCCGTGAAAGTGCGGAGAACACAGGCAAAGAGCTGCCCGAGCGTGGTGAAACCTTCCTGGAGTTCAGCCAACAGTCCATTCGTTCGCTGCAGGGCCGTGGCCGCATCACGGCGGCACTCCTGTGATCAAACTTCGCGCCCTCACCACGTACCTGATCGAGCGCCAGTTGGTGCTGCCGGAACAGCTCGACAGCTGGACGGACCAGGTGAACCTAGAACTGATCTGGAAGCCGGACGTGGCCGGCCTGCACATGGGTGATATGCGCTATCGCGCCGTCATCATCATGGAGCGCTTCGCCGATCATCCCGGCCGACTGATGGCATTGGTGGGCAGTTGGCTGGCCAGCAATGACCCCGATCGCGCTGAAGATCTGGCCGCTCCGGCATTCGCCATCGAGATGCTCGACCAGGACCTGGCCGACGTCGAAATCACCCTGGAGTTCGTTGAACCGCAGTATCTCGCCGAAGATCCGGCCGGCGAGATCGAGGCGTTCGACACCACCTGGTCATTCATCCCGTTTGACCTCTGGGTTGCGGAGCAGGGCGAGGTGGCCACCCATGGCGCGTAGCACCTTTGACCTGGACGTGCGCGGCCAACTGGGCGTGCGTGAGCAACTGGCATTGCTCAGCCTGACGCCGCAATTGCGCCGGCGGCTGCTGAACAACGTCAGCAAGCGCGTACGCACCATGAGCCGCAAGAACATCCGCAACCAGCAGAACCTGGACGGCTCGCCCTTCGAAGCTCGCAAGAATCCGGAGAAGGGCAAGAAGAAGATGGAAGCTGGCCTGGGCAAGCTGCTGCAGGTCACCAGCGTGTCGCCTGACCAGGCTGTCCTGGGCTGGCGCAATGCGCTGACCAGCTGGGTTGCTGCCCAGCAGCATAACGGCACATCCGAACGCCGCACCGCTGCCCAGATGAAGCGCTGGAACCGGGTACCTGAAGGCCTGGCCGCTACCGAAAAACAGGCCAAGCGCCTGCGCCGGTTGGGCTTCAAGGTGCGCCAAGCGGGCAAGAAGAGCCTGAGCCGGCCCCCGGTGGCCTGGATCCTGGAGCATGTGAACTACGCCCAGGCCGGGCTGCTGATCCGCATCCTCAGCGAAGAACAATCCGAATCAACCGGCAAGCAAAGCTGGGAAATCACCCTGCCCAAGCGCCAGTTCCTCGGCGCAAGCACCGAGCGCGATACCCGTCTGCTGCTCAACCAGGTGCTGCAACAAATCCTCAACTCACCCCGCTAGCGAGGCACTGCATGGCACTCGGCAAAGTCAGCGTCAACAATCTCAACCTCGGCCAAGGTGCCGTGACCGAGATCGAGCGCTATTTCCTCTTCATCGGGCCAGGCGCTAAAAACGTCGGCCAGCTCATTCCGCTTAACACCCAGAGCGACCTTGCCGTCCAGCTGGGCATTCCCGACAGCAGCCTGAAAACCCAGGTCACCGCTGCCCGTGCCAATGGTGGCGACCGCTGGGCCTGCCTGGCAGCGCCGATCGCGGCCGATGGCAACTGGCAAGCCGCACTGACCCTCGCGCAGCAGCAAGGCTACTCGGTGGAGGCGGTCGTCATCACCAAACCGGTGACCACCGGCGCCGAGCTGACCGCCATGCATGACGCGGCCATTGCGCTGAATAACACCTACGGGCGTCGTGCCTTTGTGATCGCGGCCACGGCCGGCATCCAGCTTGTGCAGACCTGGACGCAGTACCTGGCCGAACAACGCCAGATCACCGACAGCATCGCGGCACCGCGTGTGTGTGTCGTGCCGCTGCTGCACGGCAACGACCAGGGCGTGCTGGCAGGCCGCCTGGCCAACGCGGCCGTGAGCATTGCCGACAGCCCCATGCGTGTGGCCACCGGTGCCGTGCTTGGCCTGGGCGCCGTTCCGGTCGACTCCGAGTCGATCCCGTTGCCATCCGCGATCCGTGCCGAGCTGGACACTGCGCGTTTCTCGGTCACTCAGACCTATCCGGACTATCCCGGCGTGTTCTGGGCCGACGCCAACATGCTCGATGCCCCGGGCAGCGACTACCAGGTAGTTGAGTACCTGCGCCTGGCCGACAAGGCGGCGCGGAAGGTGCGGATCCTGCTGATCCAGCGGGTGGGCGATCGTCGCCTGAACAACACGGCCAACAGCATGGCCGCCAACACCAGCGCGCTGATGGCGCCGCTGCGGGCCATGGCCAAGTCCGTGACCTTCGCGGGCCAGGTGTTCCCCGGCGAGATCCAGCCACCCAAGGACGGCGACATTGTCCTGGTCTGGCTGAGCAAGACCAAGATCGAGGCCTACATCAAGCTGCGGCCGCACAACTGCCCCAAGGATCTGACGGCCAACATCGCCCTCGACCTTTCCACCGACGATTCGGAGTAATCCCGCATGTCTGCACGTATTGGCGGCAAAAACTTCGACGTGAACCTGGGCGACAGCTTGATTCACGTCCAAACCTGCACCCTGGATATCACCGACAACACCGCCGTGGCGCAATCGCGAGGTGTGCCCAATGGGCACGTTGACGGCGACGTTGCCGCCGGCGGCGAGATGGAATTCGACACCGCCAACTTCAACCTGTTGATCGACGCTGCGCGCACTGCCGGCAGTTTCCGGGCGCTGGGAACGTTCGACATGGTGTTCTTCGCCAAGACTCCCGTGGACGAGCTGCGGGTGGAGGCCTTCGGTTGCAAGTTGCGCGTATCGAGCCTGCTCAACATCGACACCAAAGGCGGGGAGACGTCCAAGCACAAGGTGCCGTTCGACGTCACCAGCCCGGACTTCGTCCACATCAATGGCGTGCCTTATCTCGACTCTACCGAGATTGAGGGCCTGAGCTGATGACTTGCCCGTTCGATCGCGCCCAGGCAACGGAGCAACGCCAACGTGACCAGGCTATTGCCGCCCAGTTGGCCCAGCCGCGCCCGATCGGGCCAAGCCGTGGCGAATGCCTGGACTGTGACGGCGAGATTCCAAAAGCGCGCCAGGCGCTCGGCGGGATCTTGCGTTGCGTGCCATGCCAGTCAATTTTTGAGAAAGAGGCTCGCCGATGAGCACGAATCAGGCCGCTCAAGACACCGCCATTGCCTTCGTAAAGGCGTCACCGGCAATCGGCGTGGCTGCTACCGGTGCGACAGGTGCCATCGACTGGTCGGCAATAGCCTACATGCTGACCGCGCTCTACATGGTGCTGCAGATTCTGCTGTTGGCCCCCAAGTACCGTCAGATGCTGCGCGACTGGAAACGCAAGGTATGAACCTGCGCAACAAGATCGCCACCGGCGCCATTGCGCTGGCCAGCGCTTCCTTGCTCGGTTTTCTGGGCCAGTGGGAAGGAGAGGGCCAGAACGTGGTGTATGCCGACAAGCTGGCCCGAGGGTTGCCGACCGTTTGCAAGGGCATCACCCGTCACACCAGCCCTTATCCGGTGGTGATCGGCGACTACTGGTCAGACGCTCGCTGTGACCAGGTGGAGCAGCTGGTGATCGAGAAAGGACAGCTGCAGCTCGCCGACTGCCTGACCAACCCGAAAGTCGGTCAGAACACTTTTGATGCCCTGAGCAGTCATGGCCACAACGTGGGCGTGCCCAGCACCTGCGCCAGTCGTGCAGTGGGCCTGATCAACGCCGGACGCATTACTGAAGGCTGTAAGGCCTTGGCTTGGGGGGCTGATGGCAAAACCCCGGTCTGGGCGTATGTCACCGATGCCCAGGGCCGCAAGGTGTTCGTGCCTGGGTTGCACAACCGGCGCTTGGCGGAAGCGGAGCTTTGCATTCAATGACTATTTCCCCCGTACGTCTGGCGCTTTTCGTGCTCCTGGTCGGGCTGTTGGCTTGGGTCGGTTTCGACCTGGTGGCCGATCAGCGCGACGACGCTCGCCGCGAACGCGACACCGCCCAGGACGAGCTTTCCGGTCTGCGTGTGGCCGCCAAGCTCAGCGGCGAAATGTTGGCCGCCCGCGACTTAATAGACCAACAGCGCACCCAGGAGCTGAACGATGAAAAAGACAAGAACCTTCGCCTGCTGCGCGCTGTTGACGATGGCCGTCAGCGGCTGCTCGTCAAAGCCACCTGCCCAGCCCCAGTGCCCACCGATTCCGGCGCCGGCAGCCTGGCTGATGCTGGAACCGCCGAACTCGCAGCAGACGCTCGATCGGATTATTTCACCCTCCGAAACCAGCTCGCCCTGACCCGATCGATGGTGCTGGGCCTGCAGGACCACATTCTCAAGGTTTGTCAGCGATAGCCGCTGTGGACCCCTTTAAACCTGAACCAATGGAACAACAGCCATGACCGAACGCCGCGAAATCACCCTGGAAGTGGGCGAGCAGGAATTCAACTTCACCCTGACCCCGCAGGACGTGACCAAGTACTTCAACAGCATGACCGCCAACAACAAGGTTTCGCCCTCGCACAACCTCCTGGTCGGCACCGTGCACCAGGACGAGCGCGCCACCCTCAAGGATCTTCTGAAAAACCCGGTCATGACTATGCAGTTGGTGGGCTCGCTGCTCGAGGAGTACGCCCCTGACATCGACATCATCGTAAAAAAGCGCTCAGCCACGCCGAGCGACTGAAGGAAGACGGCCTGGGCCAGTTGATGGCCCTGACCAATCGCTGGCTACCTGGTGCAGAACCCACGATCGAAAACATGGGTACGGCCAAGTGGCTGGAAGACGAACACTGGAAACGCATGGAAATCGCCGTCGCCAACGGCATTGCCCATGCGTTTAACGGATAGAGAACCATGGCAGATCGCAGCTCCCGTCTCGATTTCATCCTTGCCTTGACTGACAAGGTCACCGCGCCGTTGGCCAGGGTGAAAATGAGCTTTTCCGAGCTCGCTGATCAGAGCGAGGAAAACATCAAGCAGATGGGCGTCGGCCTGGCCGGTGTTTGGGGCGCGGCCACGGGTATCACTGAATCACTGGCGCCTGCCTTGGAGATGAACCGCGCCCTGGGTGAGGTTCGCTCCCTGGGCGTGGCTGAGGATGCGCTGACTTCGCTGCAGCAGAAGTCCCTGCAGTTTTCCGTGGACTACGGCGAGAACGCCCAGGCCTTCGTGGCCTCGGCGTACAAGATCGATGGCGCGATCAAGGGCCTGGCCGGCAACCAGTTGGCGGTGTTCACCAACACCAGCAATCTGCTGGCCAAGGCCACCAAGTCTGATGCCGACACCATGAGCGACTACGTTGGCACCCTCTACAACCTGCAGAAGACCCAGGCGGATGCCATGGGCAAAAACACCTGGGTGGAGAAGCTGGGCGGGCAGACAGCGCTGGCGGTACAGCTGTTCCGCACCGATGGCGCCCAGTTGAAGGACGCCTTCAAGGAAGTCGGCGCGATCGCCACCACCGCCGGCGTGGACCTGGCCGAGCAGATGGCGGTGATCGGATCACTCAGCAGCACCATGGAAGGCGGCGATGCCGGTGGCCGCTACAAGGCGTTCTTCGAGAACATCGGTGCGGCCTCCGAAAAGCTGGGCATGAAGTTCACCGACCAACAGGGCAAAGCTCTGCCGATGCTGGACATCTTGGCCAAGTTGGAAGGCAAGTATGGCGACCTTACCAGCGCATCCGCCGGTGCCAAGCTGATGGATGCGTTTGGCGGGGAGGGTGCGCAGGTGATCGGCGCCCTGGCCAAGGACACTGACCGGCTGCGTAATGGCATCGACCAGCTGGGGAAAGTCCGCGGCTTGGAGAGTGCCGAACGTATGGCCAAGGCCATGGTGGACCCATGGCAGCAGTTTGGTGCAGCGGTGCAGGCATTGCGCATCGTCTTCGGCCAGGCGTTGATTCCGATGCTTGCGCCACTGATGGAGCGCCTGACGGGGATCGCCGGAACGCTACTGCGCTGGTCGCAACTGTTCCCGAACATCTCGCGGGTGGTCGGTATCACCGTGCTGACGGTGTTAGGACTGATCGCTGGTATGGCCTTGCTGACCTTCACCGTGGGGGCCAGCAAGATGGTCTGGCTGTCCATGCTTACCATCTGGAAGGTGCTGACCTGGACCGGTTTCAAAAGTATCGCGATGTTCCTCTATCACGTGGTCATGATCGCGGCCTTCACCGTGGGGCTGATTGCAATGGTCGCCTGGATGGGCCTTGTTCGCGGCGCGATGTTGGTGTGGCAGGCGGCGATCTGGCTCACCAACGGTGCGCTAATGGCCAACCCGGTCCTGTTGATTGTCCTGGGCGTTGTCGCCCTGGTCGCAGCCGTGGCCGCCGCCATTTACTACTGGGACGATTGGACCACCGCGCTGATGAACACGGAGGCGTTCCAGTGGGTGGTTGACCAGTTGCAGGCCGTATCGGATTGGTTCGGCAGCATGGGGGGGTGGTCCAGCATGGCCAAGGCTGCCTGGGACGGCATCGCGTCGATCTTCCAAAACGCGATCAATGGCTTGGTCGAGATGCTGAACAAGATCCCCGGCGTGAGCATCGACGCGCGCCTGGGCAGTCTGGCCGATTCGCTGCCTGACGGTGGCGATCGCGCCATGGCAGCCAAGGAGTCGATGAGCAGTGGAGTGGGCAGCCTCTCGCCGAACCGGCCGACAGCCGTGCCTCAGGGCGGCCTGCTTAAGACCATCCAGAACACCACCCAGACCCAGAACAAGGGCACTCATGTGGAGAACGTGAATATCCACACGGCCAAGCCCATGACCCCGATGGAGCTGGAAAACATGATCAGCATGGGGGTGGCCGGATGAGCCTCTATATCGACCTGCTGATCACCAACAATGACCTGACCTTGGACCCGTCCAACCAGCCCGTGCTGGTCGAGGACCGGGCCAGCATCGCCCAGGACATTGCTCACATGATCCGCGAAAGCGGCCTGTTGGTGACGCTAGTCGCGGAGCGCGATCGCTTTCGCCAGGCCGACTGCATCCAGCAGCTGGAGCTGCTGGTGGAGACCGATGAACGTCTGGTACCGGGCACCGTCCGGATCATCACCCAATCCCCTGGCCAGTACCTGGTCACCGCAAAAACCGTAGCATTCGGAGCTGTCGAGGTGGTGTTGTGAGCGACGTAGATTTCAAGCAAGCGCTGGCCGATGCCGGCATCCCAACCACCGAGGCGAAATTGCGCCAGGCCTGGGAGGCGGAAGTGGTCGCCCAGGGCAGCAAACTGAGCAACACCAGCGCCTGGTCGCCGTTCTGGCGAGTCGTCACCGCCCTGGTGACCAAGCCAGTGATGTGGCTGATCGAGTTCCTGGTAGTCACCGTGCTGCCGAACTTCTTCGTCAAGACCGCCAACGATGGCTGGCTGGACATGCTGGCCTGGGCTGTCAACGTCACCCGCAAGCCATCCACCAAAGCCAAAGGGCTGTTGCTGTTCACCCGTAGCGCGATCGCCGG